TCCATTAGGTGTCGCATCTAAAGCCATAATATTTCCTTAATAAGTACCTCCGAGCTGTTCACATTTACTCGGAGGATTTGTTGTCAATCAGTATTAGTTTTTAATACCGTTCAACATAGCTAGACCTTTCTCAGAGAAGTTCGCTAGACCGTTGTAGAACTTAACACGAGTAATTGTCTCGTCCTTAGTTTCTGACGCGCCTAACTCTTCTACCGATACACCTGCTGAACCTGAAGCGGTTAAGCCAGCAATACCGTGAGACATAGAGCCATCATCTAACGTACCCATCATAATAGAGGTACAAGCAGAAGAAGAACCACGAGTCTGATTCACAGGTAAATAGTCATTACGGAAAATTGGAATACCACGGTAAGTTGGTACTGTAACGCCTGATGGTAATTCAATAACTTCACCAATACCAGCACCACCCAATGTTCTCAATAGCGCGTAGTAACTACGAATAGTACGAGCGTTCATCATCATGTAGTCAACTTGGCCGTCTTTATCAGTAACCATGTCGATAGTTTCATCTAAAAGGTCATACGTTAAGTCAGAACCGTTAGTTGCGCCTGTCTTAGTTTGTGCCGCTGTAGCTAATGATAACAAGCCAGTGATAGTGTTACTAGTACCATCGCCATTAATCATCTTGTCTTGGAAAGCACGACCAATTGACTTCGCCTTAGAAGCAACCTGTGCGGCTTTTTGGTCAGTGATGTTTGAGCGTGTCGCTTGAATTAAGCCATTAACCTCAGCGTCACCTACTAATGTAGTTAAGCTGGTGGTTACTTGCGTAAACGTAGCCGCTGATTTACCAGCAGAAATAGTTGAGCCAACGCCAGTCCACTCAGAAGCGCCTAATGCGTTCTCGCGGTTGTAAGCTAGTGAGTTACCATCAATTGCTTGAAATGGTAAGATGTCATAGAAAGGATTTACTGTGATGATGTTTTCAATTACACCAGCAACAAGCATATCCTGTGAAAGTTTTGCTGATTCAGCAAGAGTTACAGAAGCCATAAAGGTTCTCCTAATTTTTGCCTTTAGTGAAAAATAAAACAGGCAAGTTATAATAAATAAACTTACTACTTTATTTCCACTGGAAAAATGTAGGATACAATGACCACACCGTGACCTTTTGCTTTATTTTAAACCATATTTATCGTTATAATTCAAGTATTTATAAAAAAAAACCCCCAATTAAGGGGGAAAAACGAGGAGAGTTTTTTCAGGAAAACTATTTAGCAAAACCTATTTGTAATTTCTCTAATGGGCTTAAATCTCGCGACCCTGCGCCTACATAATTCTTGCCATGTTCAGAACCACCGCCATTAGATGATTTGAATAAGTGAGGGGCTACTTCCATTTGCCCCTTTACCCACTCCTGAACCGACATAGGTTCTGACGTGCCTTCACCATATATAACATTGCCATTCGGATCATGCGGTACTGCTTTACCATCTTTTAAAGAAAATACTGATTGAGAACGCAATAGAACATCGTCAATACCTGTATCAACTACCCCAGATTTAGAAGCTGAGTCTCTAACTGCATTATCAATTACCAGTGTTTCTAACTGTTTATTCAAAGTGCCGTTAAGCCCTTGAATCTTGTCTAATTCTTGGTTGTGCTTCTCTCTCATTGACTTAGTTCGTTCTTCTAATAATTCATCAATCTTGCCAGCGTCAATTAGCTTTTTATCTTTTTGCTGTTGTTGTTGCTTAACCATATCGTTATAGCCTTCAACATCTATCCCATCAAACTTACTGGTTAATGATTCCATGTCTTTCATTAATTTAACATTGTTAGAACGAAATTCGTCTAGTTTCGTTTTAACCCCGTTGTACTCGTCTTCTGAATACATTTTCACTTCTTCTTCACTCATTCTATTCTCCGAATAATAGTGTCACTGACACTTGTTTTAAAATTACTTTTTCTGCTTGTTTTTCTTTTCCACTTCTGCTTTCATTTTTTTTCTAATAGCTTCTCTCTTTGAAGCCTCTAAAAGTGACAACTCTGTATATTCATTCATTACATTAACTCCAATTCAATTACTGTTATCTTTCCACGTACCAATATCGGGTCAAGCTCAAACTGTATTAATTCTGAATTACCCATCTTTACAATCTTTCCCTGACCACTAGCATAATCTTTTCGTATTTTTTTCAAATCATAATCTTTTCCAAACGCTTTTTTTAGTCTCCCTCTATGCATTGGGTCATTTAAATCAATATCAATGAAATTTCGTCTAAATGTATCCTTACCCTCTGTTGTTATGCTGATGATTCTCATTCTTGAGCTTGGCTTGATAACAACCTCTTGCTCCCAAGGGGCGGTCGATAAGTCTGAGATGTCATAACCTTGTTTTTTAACACCCTTCACTTTAAACATTACCGCGACATCACCTTTTGCCAATTCTTTAATGTCTATAAACTCTTTAGCAATTTCATCAGATTTAGTAAATGACAATGGGGTTATATCATTTACAACATCCCCAACCTTCAAGTTCTCTACGAAGTCTGCTAATTGAGCCTGTGTCTTAGTTCCTGTAGCTGAAGAAAACACTTCGTTTTTTCGTAAAACACTCATACCTCTATACAGCATAGAGCCATCATGGTTTCCATCAAGCTTTTCAAATGTCTCTTTCATTATTTGTGTAGCTTTTGACGTTAAGTTCCCTTCAGCGAATTGAACCTTATAGTCTTGATAACCGCTGGTAGTCCAAAAACCAAACGCCTCTTCAGGTGATTTAGCCTCTAAGCCTTCTTCATAATTATTCAAAGACCTTTCACGCTGTGCATCTAATTTACTTGGTGATTCTGCTTTATTCCTAGAACGGAAAACCTGCCTCTCTTCCCTGACAGTCTTAACAATCTTCTTAGGCTTATCCAGCTTAATATTCAACTGAGATAAAGTTAAGGCGTTACCTGATTGATTCACCATATCGGTAAACTTCAGATTCCCCTTATTCCATAGGTCAAACTTCGTAGAGCCTAGCACGTCACGCTGGAACTTCTCAGGCTTGCTTTTAAGCCATCCTTCATAACCTAACTTACTTGATACTTGACCATCCATAGAGGCTCTAGTGCTTTCAGGTATCTCATTAAAATCACCTTTAGCGCCTAGCTCTTCCCAGCTCTTAGTGATAGGAACTTGAGTAGAACGACACCCCCAATGAGCAGTAGTACCAACAAATACCGTATTATGTCCAACAGGCTCTCTACTAGGGTTCTTCCACTTTAAGCCGTCTAAAGCTTTACAAGTATCTGAGGTTCTTGAGTCCAATGTAGACACCCATTCAATCTCTTTGATAATGTCATCATTATCGGCATAGGTCATTAGTCTTGACTCATTAGCGACTGACTGAATAGAGGTTCTTACTAAAGCATCAGCACTTCTAAAATTCGCAAAAAAAGCCGCGTCTTTATATCTGTTTACTTTAGTACCTACAAGGTTAGATATTATTTGGTCTGTAGTTTCACCACGCATCATTCCCTGTCTAACGGTATCGGCAAATCTACCATGAAACGCTTCACTACGTCTAGCCCACCACTCCTTAGAGGGAGCGCCTTCAAATAGCGTATCTGAGGCTATGGCTTTTAGCATTTGCTTACTCATAGTCACTGAGGCTAATTCAAAATTAATAGCTTTATTAATAGATTTAACCGCTTGTTTCTCAGCCAAAGCCGCAACCCCTGTTAAAGTCTTGATGTGGTCTTTTGAAATGACTGAGTATGTACTTTTTATCGTCTCCTTAGTTTGCTTTAAGAGTACCTTAAGCCGTTTCAGCTTAGTCTGCTCTCGTTTAGCATCCCACATATTAGAGTCATTTAGCTCTTGAATTAGACCACGCTCTAACTTCTTAAGCTCTTTACGTATCTTGAACTTAACAGAAGCTTCTAGGCGCTGTAGATCAACGGAATGACCCGTTATTTCATCTAATATTCTGTCATTAACTGAAAGCATTACTCAAACTCACCAGCTTGAACTTCAATACGATCTTTTTCATCTTCAATAGACACATCAGGCTCTAATATCTCACCACGTTTCATATTGAATAAGAAAGTCTCATGGCTAATAGCGCCTGACTGCCAAGCGCCCATGAGTGAAGTCATATCTTGAGCGTTAATCTTCGTATCTACAAAGTCAGTATTCAATTTGATATTAATATCACCTGTTATCCCGTCCCACTGAGCCATCACTTCTAACGCGCTAGTAATTGCTCTTTCCACAGTTTTAACCGTACTGATTAAAGTTGAAGCTTCAGCATTTTGACGTAGACGCACCGTATCAGCCGCTTCTACACCTGACTTCTGAGATTGTAGTAATTGAGCGCCCAGACTAGCCATAAATGAACGCTTCTCTTCCATTGCTTGTTCTAGTGCCTGTAAGCCTTGACCGCTAAACTCAAGATAACCTGCTTTAGAAGAAGAGTCGGGCAATATCCAAGCCGTACCTGAACCGATTGTTAATTCACTATCAATATCAATACCTGTAACGTATGGCGTAGGTAATGCGGTAAAGTGTCTACCATGCTCTAAGTCTGCTGAGGTTCTGTATAGAGATAAGCCCATATCAGCTAACGACAACAAAGAGGACATACTAGGCTCTAGGTTAAAACCATCACCACTCATAGCAACAAACGGAATACCGTCTAAACCATCACCGCGCATAGTTGGAAACAATTCATCAACTACCTTCCATCCGCCTTTATCCTTACGCCAAATACGCACAACATATTTACCATCGTCCTTAGTCAATTCACGATATTGAATATCATATTCTGACTTGTACGGGTCTTTCGGATCAACCTTGCGGTATGTTTCTTGTAATACAATCGTATCTTCTAGCCAGTTTGTGACTTGCTCTGTTTTATAGCCTGTCAGATAAGGACGTTCTTCATTTCTATCAACTAACACGCCTTGTCTGCCTGTAAGTAATTGCTCACTCAACATATAACTAATAAAATCATTTAATGAAATACCAGTGCCAGTAATATCATTCAACCACTCTTCCATCTTAGGCGATACTTCAACAATTGGAT